AAGAAACCAAGCCGACGGTGACGCCGGAGCCCACGCGCGCGGCGCAGACGGACGGGAACGGCAAGGAGGCCGCCCCGTCCGTCAACCCCGTCACCGAGCTCCGGGCGCAGGCCATCGCCGAGTCGAAGCGCATCGCCGCGATCCGGCGCATCTGCGGCGGCAAGTTTCCGCAGATCGAAGAGCAGGCGATCGCCGAGGGCTGGACCGAGGAGAAGACCGAGCTGGAGAAGCTGCGCGCCAGCCGCCCCAAGGCGCCGGCGGTGCACATCTCCGGCGACACGATGAGCGGCCAGGTCCTCGAAGCCGCCTGCATGCTGACCGGCAAGGTCACGAAGATCGAGGAGCTGTACGACGAGAAGACGCTCGACGCGGCGTCTCGGCGTTTCCGCGGCGGGATCGGGCTCCAGGAGCTGCTGCTCGAGGTCGCGCGGGCCAACGGCTACACCGGCTGGAACTTCCGCGACAGCCGCGAGGTGCTGCGCTGCGCGTTCGGTCAGAGCCTCCAGGCCGGGTTCTCGACCATCGACATCGGCGGCATTCTGTCCAATGTCACGAACAAGTTCCTGCTCGAAGGGTTCTTCAGCGTCGAGCGGACGTGGCGGAACATCTGTGCGGTCCGCAACGTCAGCGACTTCAAGACCGTCACCAGCTACCGACTGGTCGGCAAGGACCAGTACGAGAAGGTCGCCCCAGGCGGCGAGCTGAAGCACGGCACGCTGGGCGAGCAGGCCTACACGAACAAGGCCGAGACGTACGGCCTGATTCTCGCGATCGACCGGCGGGACATCATCAACGACGACCTGGGGGCGATCACCACCGTTCCCCGCAAGCTGGGGCGCGGCAGCGGCCTGAAGATCAACGACGTCTTCTGGTCGATCTTCATGAACAACGCTGCGTTCTTCACGGCGGGCAACAACAACTACCTGACCGGCGCGGATACGGCGCTGGGCATCGACGGCCTGACGAAGGCCGAGGTCGCGTTCAACAACCTGGTCGACCCCGACGGCAAGCCGCTGGGCGTGATGCCACAGGTGATCCTCGTCCCGACGGCGCTGTCGGCGATGGGCACGATGCTGTTCAAGTCGCTGGAGTTCCGCGACACGACGGCGAACACGAAGACGCCGGTCGCCAACCCGCACCAGGGCAAGTTCCGCGTCGAGGTGAGCCGGTATCTGAGCAACACGCAGTACACCGGCTTCTCGGACAAGGCGTGGTACCTGCTGGCCGACCCGACCGACCTGCCGGTGATCGAGGTCGCGTTCCTCAACGGCCAGGAGTCGCCCACGATCGAGACCGCCGACGCGGACTTCAACATGCTGGGTGTCCAGATGCGCGGCTACCACGATTTCGGCGTGAATCTGCAAGAACCCCGCGGCGGCGTGAAGAGCAAGGGCGAGGCGTGATGACGGCAATCTGAGGCAAGGAGGCCAACGATCATGGCACAGGCAACATTCGTGCAAGAGGGCAAGGCGATCGACTACACGCCGGCGGCGGATGTCGCGGCCGGTGCGGTGGTAGTGCAGAACGGGCTGGTCGGCTTCGCCAAGACGCCGATCGCCGCGAACGCGCTCGGCGCGCTGGCGGTGGAGGGCGTGTTCGACGTCGCAAAGGCCAACGAGGCGGTCAGCTTCGGCGACGTGGTGCACTGGGACGCGGACGGCGACCCTGTGGGCGGAACCACCGGGACCGGCGCCGCCACGAAGACCGGCGGCGACAACGCGCTGCTCGGGCGGGCGATCAAGGACGCCGTGGCCGGCGACGCGACGGTGCGCGTGCTCGTCGTGCGAGACGCACCCGGCGAGGAGGAGCAGGTCACGCTCGTGGCCGTCGAGGACCTCGGCGCCGGCGCCGACATTTCCGCCCGGCCGGTCTTCGTCTCGCCGGATGCCGTCGAGCTGGTCTCGGTCGGCATCCTCACGCAGGGCGCGCCGGCCGGCGTCGACGACGCGAACACGGCGGTGATCGCGCTCAAGGATGATGCCGGCAACGTGATCGTCAGCAAGACCTACAACACCGCCAACCAGCCGCCGTCGAGCGACTTCGCCGACCTCGGTGCGCTCGACCCGACGCACAAGGTGCTCGCGGCCAGCGAGCACGTGACGCTGGACGTGACGCAGGGGACGACCGCGAACATGCCGGCGTTCCTGCTCGTCATCAAGCACCGGTAGGGAGTGTGAGCGGTGATTGACCTGCTCGAACAAGGCTCGGCGTGGCTCGACGACCAGCGTCATGCCCACATGACGCGCACGGTCACGTACCAGCGCGGCGCCGAGTCGCTGGAGCTGGCCGCGACGGTCGGCCGGACCGAGTTCGAGCAGGTCGATGAGCACGGGATCGTGCACAAGATCGAGTCGCGCGATTACCTGGTCCGCGCGAGCGACCTCGTGCTGGCCGGCGCGCCGGCGCTGCCGAAGGCCGGCGACCGCATCCGCGAGTCGGCCGGCGCGCAGGCGTTCGTTTACGAGGTCATGGCGCCGGGCAACGAGCCGCCGTGGCGCTACAGCGACCCGTACCGCAAGACGCTGCGGATTCACACGAAGCACGTGGATACGGAGTGATGAACACCGACTTCGCCAAGCTGACCGCCGGCGTGCTCCTGGCGCAGACGCCGCAGCTCGCCGTGCCTGCCGGCAGGCAGGACGACCCGGTCGTCCAGTACGGCCTCGTCGGGCTGATCGCGTGGATGGTGGTCCGCGAGAGCTTCTCGCTGATCCGTCTGCTGCTGGATCGCAAGGCACGCAGGCTCAACGGCGGCTGCGGCGACCACGACGAGATGGTCCGCGTGCGCGTCGAACTGGAAGCCCTGAAGGAACGCGTGGAGAAGCTGGAAGAGTGAGCACGCTCATCAACATCGCCGACGCCGTAGTCACCAGTCTGAACGCGGCCTCATTCAGCCAGGAGGTGGACGCCGAACGGCGCTACCGGCCGACGTTCGAGCTGGCCGAGCTGGACGCCCTGCGCGTCAGCGTCGTGCCGAAGTCGCTGGCGATCACCGGCGCCACGCGGGCGGCGAACTACTTCGACTGCGCGATCGACGTGGGCGTGCAGAAGAAGATCGACCCGGACGAACCGGCCGAGCTCGACACGATGATGAACCTGGTCGAGGAGATCGCCGACCATCTGCGGATGAAGCGGCTGAGCGACGCGCCGGAGGCGGCGTGGCTCAGCATTGAGAACGAGCCCGTCTTCGCGCCCGAGCACCTCGACCAGCAGCGCGTGTTCACCAGCGTCCTGACCGTCAGGTACCGCGTACCGAGGTAGAGCGATGCCAGCGAACGCGTACATGAAGTCGATCGACCTCGGCCTCCAGCAGGACTGGGCGAAGCTGGCGGACGTGCCGACCGTGCTCCAGGCCACGGTGATCGCCGACCCGAAGAACGCGGGCAACATCGACGTGCGGTTCCGCGGCGGCCCGCTGTCCAAGTGGCCGCCGGGAGCGGCGGTGACGTTCGAATCGGTGGACGCGTCGGAGATCGAGGCCCGCGGCGGGCCGAATCACAACGTGCTGGTCGTCGGCTTCGCCCCGGGCGACGACCCGCGCGGCCGTACCGCGGCGCGGCTCAAGACGGTGATTGCGCAGGACACGGCCGCGGAGCCGGCCGACCCCGGCGGTGAGATCGGCGGCGGAGGGATCGGGTAGAGCGATGCCCGCGAACGTGTACATGAAGTCGATCAACCTCGGCTCGCCGGACTGGGAGGCGCTGGCCGACGAACCGCTGGTGATGAACGCGACGGTCATCGCCAGCAGCAAGAACACCGGCAATATCGACGTGCGGTTCCGGGAAGGCGCGCTGGCGAAGTGGCCGCCCGGCGCGGCGGCGATGCTCGAGGGCGTAGACCTTTCGGAGATCGAAGTGAAGGGCAGCTCGGGCCACTGGGTGCTGGTCGTGGGCTACACGCGATAGGGAGAGTCAGGGATGGCGATCAGACTCGGCATGGAGGCCGTGCTCAAGTACAAGGCCGGCGGCCAGGGCAGCGGCGGCTCCTGGACCACGCTGGCCAACGTCCGCGATGTGACGCTCTCGCTGGAGGCGGGCGAGGCGGACGTCACGACCCGCGCGAATTCCGGTTGGCGCGCCACGGTCGCGACTCTCAAGGAAGCATCGGTCGAGTTCGAGATGGTCTGGGACACGGCCGACGCGGGGTTTACCGCGATCAAGAACGCCTACCTCAACAACGAGCTCATCGGCCTCCAGGTGCTCGACGCCGACGGCGGCCAGGGGCTCCAGGCGGACTTCATGATCACGTCGTTCTCGCGCAGCGAGCCTCTGGAAGAGGGCATCACCGTCTCGGTGACGGCGAAGGTCACGTATTCCGACACCCCGCCGAGCTGGATTGGAGGCTGATCGTGTTCACCAGCAGGCTGACCATCAGCGGCGACATCGGCGGTGCGGCGCTCGGCTCGACGATCACGCGCGAGGCCGACGGCCAGATCGGACACGACGTAGTGCTGGCGGCCGCGGTCTCGGGCACGGTGACGACGTACAACCCCGGCCCGCCCGAGAACTGGGTGCTCAACCTGCCGGGCCACGGCTTCAACGTCAACGACGTCGTGGACGTGTACTGGGCGGCCGGGCGGCGCTACGGCATGAAGGTCACCGCCGTCGTCGGCGACGACGTGACGGTCGAGAACGGGACCAGCGCCGGCGGCGACACGATGCCGGCCGTCTCGACCGCGATCACCGTCGCTGAGCAGATGACGCTCGACACGGATTTCGACGGCAACAAGCTCGTGGCGATCGGCGCGCTGTGCAACCAGCGCGGCACGCTGGGGTTCTTCAACGCCGGCGGCACGCGCGTCCTCACCGTGGACCTGACGGCCCGCGAGGCCTGGTACTGGGTCAACGGCAGCACCGCGGCCAACCCGCTGGCCGGACAGGTGGTCGACAAGGTCGTCGCCACGCAGAACGACACGGCCGCCGACGATCTCAACCTCGGCATGCTCTACGACAGCACGGTGTAGCGATGAAGACCTTCAACGACAACGCGGGGCGCACCTGGACGGTCGCGATCAACGTGGACGCCATCAAGCGCGTGCGAAGCCTGCTCGAGGTCGACCTGCTGGAAATTGTCGAGGGCAAGCTCATCGAGAAGCTCATCCGCGACCCGGTGCTGCTGTGCGACGTGGTCTACGCAGTGTGCAAGCCCGAAGCCGACGGCAAGGGCATCACCGACGAAGAATTCGGCCGGGCGATGGCCGGCGACGCGATCGAGCACGCGACCAAGGCGCTGCTGGAGGACCTGGTCGATTTTTTCCAGAACCGCCGGGACCGCGAGAACCTGCGGCGCGTGCTCGGCGCGATGCAGCACGTGATGGACAGGGCAAGGGACCTGATCGAGCAGCGGATCGAGGCCGGCGAGCTGGAGAAGGTGGTCGAGCGGGCGCTCGCGAATGCTGGCAGCTCATCTGGCGCTGCGCCGGAATCGCCGGCGTCGATCCCGGCCGACTGACGCTGCGCGAGCTGCTGGCGATGGCCGAAGCGCGGATGAAAGACGAGTGGAGCAGGACGAGCTCGCTGATGGCCCTGATCGCCAACGTCAACCGCGACCCGAAGAAGACGCGGGCGTTCAAGCCGCGCGACTTCGACCCCTTCGCCCGGACGGGTGAGCCGGTCAAGGCGGACGTCGGCGTGCTCAAGGACGTGTTCATCGAAGGAAGGATTCCGAGGCAATGCAAGGAGGCAGAGTCATGAGACGCAACATCGCAGTCACCGTAGCGTTCTGCGTCGGCGGCGCAGGCTGCGCGGCGCTGAATCCCCAGCCGCCGATCGAGGCGTTCGCCAACAAGCTGGCGGACGAGGCGATCATCCCGGCCGTGCGCGAGGGGCTGACCCAAGGCGTGGAGCAGCTCAGCATCCAGGCCGGCGCGCAGGGGATCAACCCGACCTACGTCGTGCTCTTCGAAGGCAAGTGGGTGGTCGGCGTGGAAGGCCGCGCCTCCGTCGGCGTCGAAGGCATCGCCGGCCAGCTCCAGGTCACGAGCCTGAGCACCGAGGAGACCGAGACCAGCCCGCACGCGAAGGGTGAGCCCGACGATGCGCCGGATCAACCTGAATGACCTGGCGGCCGCGGTGGCGATCCTGCTCACGACCGTGCCGGGTTGCACGCTGCACGTGCACCTGGGCGGCAGGTACTACCTGCACGAGCCGGCGCCCGGCGAGCCGGGCTTTGCGTTGGAGGTGAGACCCGATGATCCAGTGGTTGGAAGGCAAGAAGACGCTGATCGGCAGCCTGCTTCTCAGCCTGCTCGGGGCGGTTTGGAGTTTGGACCTGCTGACTGACGGGCAAGCAAACTGGCTGAGCGAGGAGCAGTACGTCGCGATCGGAACCACCATCGCCGGCCTGACCGGCGCCGCGATGCGCCTGGCGATCGGCAAGGCGGAACGGAAGGACGGGTGACGCATGTCCAGTCTGATCGAAGGCGACATCCACTTTTCCGGCAACGTGACCTTCGGTGCCGGCGTCACGCTACCCAACGGGGCCGTGACCGCCGGCAAGGTCGCGGCGGGGGCGGCCATCGAGGCGACCAAGCTCCAGCAGCGCAACCGGGCGCCGTGGCGGCAGGGCAACTCCGACGCCGACGCGGCGGACGGCACGCAGGTGATCTATACCGTCACCGGCGCGACCGGCACGCTGCGCGAGTTCAAGGCCGGCTGCGTGACGCCCTGCACGACCGGAGCGTCGATCACCGTCGACCTCCGCAAGAACGGAGCGTCGGTGCTCAGCGCCGTGATCACACTCGATCAGACGCAGAGCGCCCGCCAGCTCGTGTCGGCCGCGATCAGCACGATGGCGGTCGCTGCCGGCGACGTGCTGGAAGTCGTGATCGACGCCACGCCGGGCACTGGCACGATCGGCAAGGGCGTCTTCGGCTACCTGACGCTGGACGAGCTGCCGCAGTAGCGGGCTGTTTGACTGTTAGACCGTTCGGCTGTTCGGCGCGCCGCCGACCGGCGAAACGCCGCAGGATGCTGACCCTAACAGTCGAACAGCCTAACAGCCTAAAGGGCTATGCCGTGATCGACATGCGCATCAAGAACCTGTTCTTCGACCGCCCGAAGGTCCAGCGCGCGGTGGACAAGGCCAAGCGGCAGGCCCTTTCGCGCGCCGGCGCGTTCATCCGGACGACGGCCAAGCACAGCATCCGCAAGCGCAAGGGCAGCTCGCCGCCCGGCAAGCCGCCGCACTCGCATACCGGCCTGCTCAGACGCTTCATCTTCTTCGGCTACGACCCCGCGACGGACTCGGTCGTCGTCGGCCCGGTCGGCTTCAAGCGCTCGAGCGCGCCGAACGTGCTCGAGTTCGGCGGCGTGACGACCGTCGTCCGCCGGCGGCGCGGCAAGGTGGTCAAGCGCAAGGTTCGCATCGCCAAGCGCGCGTACATGGGCCCGGCGCTGGAAAAGGAGCGCCCGAAGCTGCCGAAGGTCTGGGCCAACAGCGTGCGGGGAGGCTGACGCATGGCCGCCGCGCAGGGCATCCGGGCTGGCCGGGCGTTCGTCGAGCTGGGCGTCAGCGACAAGCTGACTGCCGGGCTCAAGAAGGCGCAGGCACGGCTCCGCGCCTTCAGCGCCGGCATGCGCTCGATCGGGCAGAAGCTCGTGGCCGCGAGTGCTGCGGCCGCTGCGCCGCTGGCCGTCAGCACTACCGTCTTCGCCGGCTTCGAGCAGCGTATGGCGCGGGTCCGCGCGCTCTCGGGCGCCACCGGAAAGGACTTCGAACGGCTATCGAACGAGGCCAAACGCCTCGGCGAGACCACCGTCTTCAGCGCCAGCCAGGCCGCCGACGCGATGAGCTTCTTCGCCCTGGCGGGCTTCGACGTCGAGCAGATCCTCAAAGCCATCGGCCCCACGCTGAACCTCGCCGCCGCCGGGCAGCTCGAGATCGCCCAGGCGGCCGACATCGCCGCCAAGATCATGGCGGGGATGGGCATCGAGGCCGACAACCTCGGCAACGCGGTCGATGTGCTGACCAAGGCGATGACCACCGCCAACACCGACCTGAACCAGCTCGGCGACGCGATGAAGTTCGTCGGCCCGATCGCCAAGAGCGCCGGCGTCGCGTTCGAGGAGATCGTGGCGGCGATCCAGTTGCTCTCCAACGCCGGCATCCAGGGCGAGATGGCCGGCACGACGCTGCGCGGAGCCATCCTGGCGCTCACGAGCCCCAGCAAGGAAGCCGCCGACAAGCTGAAGGAGCTCGGCGTCAGCGTAACGGACGCGCAGGGAAACGTTAGGCCGCTCGCGGACATCATTGACCAACTGAACCGCGCGATGGAGGGCCTTGGTACGGGTGAGAAGCTGGACGTGCTGGGCCGCCTTTTCCCCGCCCGCACGGCGGCCGGCGTCGCGGAACTCCTCTCGCAGGGCGCCGACAAGCTGCGCGAGTACACGGCGGCGCTGCAAGAATCGGGCGGTGTCGCGGCACGCATTGCAGACGTGCAGCTCAACACGCTCCAGGGCAACGCGATCATTCTCAAGAGCGCGCTGGAGGGCCTGGCGATCGCCGTCGGCGAGGCGTTGGTCGGCCCGCTGCGCGTCGTCGCCCACGTCGCCGCGCAGGTCACCGCCCGGTTCGCCCAGTGGGCGCGCGAGAACAAGGCGACCATCGCGATCATCGCCGCGTCAATCGTGGCCATCGGCGCGCTGGGCGCGACGCTGGTCGCGCTGGGCGTCGCGGGCCAGGCGGCGGCGTTCGTGCTGGGTGGGATTGGCTCGATCCTCGCCGCCGTTAAGGTCGCGTTCGCCGCTGCGACGGCCGCGATCGGGGCGATGCTCTCGCCGATCGGCCTGGTCGTGACCGCCGTCGCGGGCCTCGGCGTGGCCGCCGTGGTCTATTCCGGCGCCGCCGGTGACGCTCTGACCTGGCTCGGCGAGCAGTTCGGCCGGCTGCGCGAGACGGTAAGTAAGGTAATAGGCGGCATCACTGACGCCCTCGCGGCCGGCGATATCGCCCTGGCCGCGCAGATCCTCTGGCTGGCGCTGAAGTTAGCGTGGCAGCAGGGCGTTGCGGCGCTGAACCGGGTCTGGCTGGAAGCGAAGCGCTTCTTCATCGGCACGGCCCAGAAGATGTGGTTCGGGGCGCTGGCCGCGGCGCAGCACGTCTGGCACGCGCTGGAGGTCGCCTGGATCGAGACCACCGCGTTCCTCTCGAAGACCTGGACCAACTTCACCAGCGACCTACAGGACGCCTGGCACCTGGTGCAGAACTGGCTCACCAAGCGCTGGCTCGACCTGATGAACCTCTTTGGCCAGCTCACCGACGAGCAGGCCGAGGCGGCCAAGCGGATGGCCGACCAGGACTTCGCCGAGACCGCCGGCGAGATCGAGCGGCGGCGGACGGGCGCGCTGACCGAACGCGAGGCGCGCCGGCAGCGCGAACGCGAAGCGGCCCGCGAGACGCACGAGGCGACGCTGGCCGAGATCGGCCGACAGTTTGAGGAGGCGCAGGACGCGCTCGAACGCGACACCGAAGGCAAGATCGCCGCGACGAAGCGGGCGTTGGACGACGCCCGCAAGAAGCTCGACGAGGCGCTGGCCGAAGCGCGCCGCAAGCGCGAGGAGGCCGAGACGGAGAAGGCCCCGCCCGGCAAGCCGAAGCTGCCCGGCGACCTGAAGGATCAGCTCGAGGGCATCGCCGACGTGCTGGCCGGGAAGATCAGCGTCACCGGCACGTTCAACCCCGCCGCGTTGCTGGGTCTGGGCGCCGGTGATGCGGAAGAGCGCACCGCCCGCAACACCGACCAGATCGCCCGGCACACGAAGCGCCTGGCGGAGGCGGCGATGACGAACCGCCTGACGTTCGCATGAAGAAGCGACGAAGCCACGAAGCGACGGAGCGACGAAGGGAGTCAAATGCCCGTCACGGTCGAGGAGAAGTTCGAGAGCCGCGTCGTCACGACGGGCGCCAGCCCGACGGCCGAGCTGCGCTACACGATCTTCGGCACGGCGGACAACGCCGAGGCGCTCAACGGTCTGATCGCTGCCTCGCCCTCGCTGTTCGACCCCTGGGGCAGCGGCCTGATCTTCCTGCCACGCGACACGGTCACGATCCAGCCGGTCGGCGAGATGCTCTGGGAGGGCATCGTCCGCTACGGGACGGTCCCGGCAACGAACGAATCGGTCTTCGCCTTCGACACCGGCGGCGGCACGCAGCACATCACGCAGAGCCTGGCCAACGTGCAGCGCTACGCCCCGCCGGGCCAGACCGCGCCGGACTTCAAGGGCGCCATCGGCGTGACGGCCGACAGCGTCGAGGGCGTCGATATCACGGTGCCGGTCTACCACTTCTCGGAGACGCACTACCTGCCGCCCGAGCTGGTGACCGACCCGTACAAGGCGACGCTCTTCGCGCTCACCGGCAAGGTGAACAACGGCCTGTTCAAGGGCCTGGCCGCCGGCGAGTGCCTGTTCGTCGGCGCCGCGGGCGCCAAGCGTGGCGGCGGCGACTGGGAGATCACCTACCGCTTCGCCGCCAGTCCGAACGTCACGGGCCTGACGATCGGCGACATCACCGGCATCGCGAAGAAGGGCTGGGAGTACCTGTGGGTCCGCTACGCCGACGCGGAGGACGCGGCCGCAAAAGCGCTCGTGAAGAAGCCGACGGCGGTGTACGTCGAGAAGGTCTACGAGGAAGGCGACTTCAGCCTGCTGGGAATCTGAGCGATGCCGGGACCGCTACAGAAGGTCAAACGCGGCGATCCGCTGGTCATCCCGGCGGCGACGTTCAACACGTTCATCGACGCCGCCCGCGACTTCCAGCAGCGACAGAGGGACCGTCAGCGCGACGCGGTCCGCGAGCAGCGCGACACCGGCATCGTGCTGGTCCGCAACGAGAGCGGCGAGGACCGCGAGCGCTTCGACGTGCTGGGGATCGACGGCCCGATCATCGAGCGGATCGACAACGAGGACGAGTTCAAGCAGCGCGTCGCCCTGCGCGGCGTCGTGCCGTCCAGCCCGCACCCCGGCAAGTTCGCCATCCTGCTTGAACCGGCCAAGGACCAGGCCATCGTCCGCGCCTGCGTCGACGGCGTCTGCGTCGTCCGCGTGCGGATGGTCGACGAGGGGCACACCGCAGCCGACGTGGCGGTCGGCGTCGCGTCGCGCCTGGAGAGCGGCGATTCGGGCACAGCCCGTTTGCTGTGGGTCGAGCCGGTCGAGGACCGCCAGGATCCGGAGATCGCCTGGACCGTCGCCCGCATCGGCGGCGGAGGCGGCGGCAGCGTCACGGCCGCGTTCGCGATGATCACATCGAAGACCGGCAGCTCGCCGCCGTTCCGCTACGCGGCGGCGCAGGCCACGATGGACGAGGACGGGGCCTGGACGCAGGTCGGCGGCGGCGCAGCGTACAACAACGTCTTCAACATCGAGGAGCAGGGCGCCGGCGGGCAGTGGGTCAACCCGCTGGTGGTCGGCGACGTCGTGCTGATCTTCGCCGCGCCCGACGCCGGCGTGGACGCGTTCGTCTGCACGCGCTCGCACTACAGGGGGACGTATTGATGGGCCGGTTCCTAGTACGGCAGGTCGATCACGAGAGCGGCGTCGAGCTGGCGCGCTTCGCCGCGCGCAACGTGCTCGCGTACGAGGGCATCCAGTACGTCCTGCGCCAGATCTTCCCGCCGTACCAGGCGGCGATGACGTTCCAGCTCGGCGTGTGCGGCGCGACGGTGGGCTATCCGAACAGCTCGCCGAACCCGGCCGGCGGCGCCTCGTTCGGCCCGAACCTCACGTTCGCCCAGTGCACCGACACCAACGCCAACGAGGGCGGCTGCTACACGAGCCCGATGCGCACCTCGTTCGGGTACGCGCGGCAGGCCGTCGCGTTCACTGCGTCACTCGAGGCCGACGGCGGCGCACTGGTCTCCCCCGAAGTGACGTTCCCGAACAACCACTCGTGGAGCCCGCAGGCCGGCGGTGACTGGGACTTCCCGTGGACGCCCGAGGAGATCGAGCAGCCGCCGCCCGAGTGGACGCCGAAGGAGTCGTGGGAGCCGGAGCTCGGCTATCCCTGGCAGCGGCCGCGGAAGCGCTGCTACGAGACCTGCGATCCGTACGACCCGCAGAACTGCATCCACTCGTACATGCACCAGTGGGACGCTTCGGGCGAGCTCGACTGGCTGTGCGACTTCCGCAAGATCGGCGGGTTCCCGATCACGCTGGCGTTCCTGGCCGACAGCTCGCGCAGCAAGCTCGTCGCGGCGGCCGCGTTCCGCGCACCGGTTCTGCTGCGCCCGGGCACGAGCATGCACGTGCGCTACCAGGCGCGCATCGTCGGCACGCGCGTGACGCGCGACTTCGCGCTGCGCTTCGCGCGCTACGCCTTCCAGAAGACCGGCAGCCGCTACGACACGATCTACTGCCGGCCGGTGCTGAGCAGCGCCCCGAAGATCATCCGCCGGACGACGTACGCCGAGCTCGAGCCGCACTTCCACGCCGACTTCGGCGCCGTCGCGCTGAGTTCGTGGACGTACGTCGCCGGCCCGCCGCCGCGTGTCGAGTCGAGCAACGTCCCCCAGTGGACCAACGGCAGCGGCGCCGTGGTCGGCCCGTTCGCGCACCTGGCCGTCTACGGCACCGTCGGCGGCGCCGAAGAGCTGATGTGGGTCACGCCGATCACGCCGTCGGTGAACGTGCCCGACGGCGACACGCTGCGCGTGCCCGACAAGGTGCGCTTCGAGCTGGAGGGCGTCTGATGCCGTTCGTCGACATCACCAGCGACCAGCACGCTCTCTACGGCACGCACTCGCACGGCGAGGAGGGCTTCGCCACGCCCGGCGGCCAGTACCCCGCGCAGCTCAAGTGGTCGGACCTGCATCCGCCCGGCGTGAAGGTCCTGCCGAAAGGCTCGCCGCCCGCCGGCCCGGGCGAGATCAACTGGGAGGACACGCTCGGCGGCAAGTTCGCCCTGGCGATGGAGAAGCTCGAAGGTCTGCTTTATGCGGTCTTCGGCTCGCGCCCGCACGCGCACTGGGACGGCAACAGTTGGGTCAAGCGCCAGTGGTACGACCGCCAGCACCCGCGCTGCCTGTGGGGACCGGAGGCGTGGGAGCGCCGGCTGCTCGACTTCGGCGGCGTCTACGGCTGCGGACCTGAGGGCCAGTGCTGGGACTACCAGGAGAGCGGCAAGGAGTACGCCGCGCTGGGTGAAAGCCCGCCGTGCTGTTCCATGCCGCACCCCGAAGTACCGATCCGCACGCGCTCGGGCGACCCGGCGTACCAGTTCGCCAAGGGCGTGCACGACCGCACGTACTTCCCAATCGGCAGTGTGGCGCGCGACTACGACAGCGACCCCTTCGATCCGGAGGGCTCCGGCTGGTTCGGCGCCACGCAGCCCGGCCGGCAGGACGGCGTCGGCTACACCGAGAAGACCGGCGACGTCGTCACGTTCACCTACGCGAAGCCGGGGGAGATTCAGACGCCGCACAACGTGCGCCTGTACTACCGCACCAGGCCGCGCGGCGGTTCGTGGTCCGGCTGGTCAAACATCAACATGACCGGCGGCCCGCCGACGTACACCGCCACGCGCGGGCCATTCCAGCACGGCACCGAGATGCAGTGGTACGTCCGCATCCAGCGGCTCGGCATCCCCGGCGTCGATCCCGGCTACACGAAATACGACCCCGGCGGCGACAGCGCTCCCGCCGCGGCCGATGCCTACTACCTCCAGTGGTACACGCACTTCAACCCGTACATCTACGGCCTGCCCGAGATGCTCGACAGCTACGGCGGCGTCGACGTGCGGCGCGGCACGGACTACTACCAGTTCGACGGCGGCGAGACCATCCAGCCCGAGCTGATCAACATGG